ACCTAGGTAACTGCCAGCCAGCCAGTCATCCGCCCAGAAAGGACTAAGTACATGAAACGCCTTACTCCTCTAGCTCTCTTACTACTGCTCACTGCTTGCCCAGGAAGTATTCCAAAGCAAGACTCCGTGCAAGTGACTAAAGAGTTTAGGTGCTTGGCAGATACAGCTGGAAAGGTAGTGATTGTCACCACCCGGGCGGATACTAAGGCGAATCTCTTAGCAGCCGGAGTTGCGGTTACTGAGACAGTTCTTACTGATCCGGACTGTGTTGATATGATGAACCTCTTGGTACCAGCAAAGTAGGCGCCAAAACAAGATGGCATCTGTAGAGAGAATTAAAGAACTTCTTGGGAATGGACTTACTAACGAGGTAGTTGCATCTGCTGTAGGTGTGACTCCTAGTTATATAAGTCAACTCATGTCCCAAGAAGAGTTCTCTGCAGATGTTGTTGCTTTACGAACTAAGACTCTCATGGCAGCTACAGCCAGAGATAGAAGCTGGGATGGGATTGAAGAGAAGTTACTTGATAAGTTAGAGCAAGTAGTCTCTTCAGGAATGATCTATAAACCGCAAGACTTGTTGAGAGCTTTGGTAGTAGCTAACAACGCTAAGAGACGTGGGAACACAGTACAAGATTCCCTCGTTGCTAACAAGACAGTGATTAGTATCAACATTCCAGTCACTGTGATGAACCACTACAAGAAGAATGCCCAAGGTGAAGTGATTGAAGTTACTACACCTGAAGGTAATACACAAACACTTACAACAATGCCGGCAGCCGCACTGATGCGAAGGCTCACTGAGCAACATCAAGGTGTAGAAGCATATGACGCGATTCGCAGACATTTACCTCAAAGTAGTGAAAGCTAGAACTTTGAGAGATGATATAGCAGTAGAAGAGTTACCAGTCAGTGTTCAAGAAGCTCTGCAGCAGGATGTTGCAAAGCAGGAAGCTTGTATGTCTGCTATGCGGAAAGATAAAGAGCGAGCTATGGAAAGGTTGACTAAGATGAAAGAGCAGTTGGCAGCCGCCCGGAGGCTCTCTTAGTATGGCTGGCACCACACTAGAACAAGCTCTTGGTATGGAAGGTCGTGGACCTGTCAATAAGATACTTCGCGACCAGATGTTAGAAGAGGAAAAGAAATTACTTCCTCCTGAACCTGAAGAACTTATCACACGTATCAACGTAGATCGTTATGAGATTATTGAAGCTTGTAGAACACAGTTGAATTTCCTAGCTGCTCTTGCGATGCCAGATGTCTTTTCTTATATGTTCTCTCCTACACACCTAACAGCTTGGCAGATACTTATAGATGGTGAGGCAGATGTGGAGGAGAGATTCCTACAGATTGCTTTAGGTATTCCTCGGGGGCACGCCAAGACCACTCTTATTAAGCTTTTCCTTTTGTACTGCATTCTCTTTACTACTAGGAAATTTATACTTGTAGCAGCCAGTACTGAACAACATGCTACTAATATCGTAGCTGACCTTATCAAGATGCTTGACGAACCTAACATCAAAGGTACTTTTGGAGATTGGCGGCTAGGACTAGAGACAAATACTCAACAGCTTAAGAAGTTTGGCTTCCAGGGTAGGAATATTGTTATCTTTGCTATTGGTGCTGAAGGTGCTGTTCGTGGAACGAATGTGAATAATGAACGTCCTGATATTATAGTTATGGATGATATTCAGACTAAAGAAGGTGCTGAGAGTCCTCTTCAAAGTAGGGCTCTTGCGGAGTGGATGTTCGGTACTTTGATGAAATCTAAGTCTCAGCGGCGGTGCTTATTCCTCTTCGCAGGGAACATGTATGCATCTCAGCATAGCATCCTCCGCCAGTTGAAGAGCAATCCTACTTGGGTCAAATTCATTAGTGGGGCTATCTTAGCAGATAATACAGCTCTCTGGCCAGAGCATAGGAGTTTGGAAAGTCTTATTGAAGAGTTGAATAATGATATAGCAGCTGGTCAAGCCCATATCTTTTTCGCGGAAGTACTTAATGATACGACGGCCGGAAAGAATGGTAGTGTGGACTACAGTAAGTTCCCGGAATGGCCTTGGGCTGTAGATGAGTTACCACAAGGGAAATTTATACTAATCGACCCTTCACAAGGTAAAGGGAAAGATTTTGATGTCCTCCTTAGGATGGAAGTTTATGATGCTAGGTTAGGTGTTAGAGGTATTATACAGGAACATTACTCACCTGGGAACTTGATACGTAGAGCTCTCTTGGAAGCAATAAACAATGATATCTATTGCATTGCAGTAGAAGCAACTGCCTATCAGAGTACTCTCCTTTACTGGTTCGAACAGATCTGTCAGATGGTAGGTATTCAAGGTATTGAGATTGTTCCTGTTTATGCAAATGGTATTTCCAAGAATGCTCGGATAGCAGGAGGTATCAAAAGTATGCAGACCTCGGAAGTATATCTTCATCCTAGTATACGATCCCTGGTGCACAGTCAGATACGAGACTGGGATCCTATGAAGAGAGATAATACAGATGATATCTTGGATGCGATAAGTCACTCACCGAAGGTGCTGGCCGATTACACCTATAACATCCTAGCGAAAAGTAACCTTCTTATTCTTGATGCTAGCACTATGACTGTCAGAGATGATAATCACATCTTTTGACTTGACTTGCTTTGATATTAGAAAGGTTCTTAACTGATGGCTATTTCTCCCTCTTCTCCCTCTTCTTCTCAGACTTCCTCCCCTTCTCAGGTTGGTAAGAGTAGTGAAGCTACTATTCTTGTGCCATTGTCTGACGCCCAGGAGAGGGATATTATCACATCTGTTACTTCCTGGCAGGCTATACTTAACTCTCAATATTCCCTTCGAGGAGAGATGGAGAATATTGATCGTTTGTATATGAGGGAGAAAGATTGGACAGAGGAACAGATTAAGGCCCGTCTTGCCAACCGCACAGGTAATGCTAGTAAGATTCAAAATGTTACTGTCCCGATTGTTATGCCAATGGTGAATGCTGCTCTCACCTATCTTAACAATGTCTATGTCACTGGGTATCCTATGTTCCCAGTAACCAGTGATGCTGCTAATGAAGACATCGCGCTTCAACTGGAAACGATAGTACAGGAGAATGCTACTACAGCAACTTGGGCGCAAGAACTGACGAAAGCCTTCAGAGACGGATTGAAGTATAACCTCTGTGCAGTAGAGTGTGATTGGGCGCAGGAAGTGAACTGGGGAGTTCAGACAGATACTACTAAAGTGAACAATGCAGGTGGTAAGAAGATACTCTGGCAAGGAAACAAGGTAAAGAGAATTGACCTCTATAATGCATTCTGGGATCCTAGAGTTCATCCTTATGAGCATCATAAAACAGGAGAGTTTGCTGGATATACGAAATTACTCAGTAAAGTTATGTTCAAGGACTTTACTAACAAACTCTTTAATAAAGCAGCACCTGCCCAGATTATCAAAGCTCTAGCATCTGCGCCTCTTCAAAGTTCCTCAGGTACTTCAGTAGCAACCCCTTACGGATACTATACTCCAACTATCAATCCATTCCCTTTTGTCAATAAACGGTCTACTATAGATTGGCTTGCTTGGGCAGGTGCTAATGAAAAGCGTGGAGGTGTTGGGTATAAGAATTCTTACAGTGTTACTACTACATACGCTAGAATTCTTCCAGCAGATTTTGGTTTCCGTGTTCCTGAACAGAATACTCCACAAGTTTGGAAGTTTGTCATTGTAAATGGCTCAGTTGTTCTGACCGCCGAACGCCTTACCAACCTCCACAATTTCATACCTATCTTTTTCTGCCAACCAATTGATGATGGATTGGACTATCAGACTAAGAGTTTCGCCTCTAATGTTACTGACATGCAGGAGATAGCATCAGGTCTCTGGAATGGCGTGATGGCTGGCAATCGTAGAGCTGTTGGTGACAGAGCTCTGTATGATCCTTCTCGGGTTAGTGAGAGTGCAATCAATAGTACAAATCCCGCTGCTAAGATACCTGTTCGGCCGTCAGCCATGGGGAAACCTGTAGGAGATGCTGTCTATCAATTCCCATACCACAATGATCAAGCTGCTTCCTTAATGCAAAGTAGTGCAGCTGTTGTGTCTATGGCCAACCTTATCAATGGACAGAATCCTGCGCAACAGGGGTCCTTTACTAAAGGAAACAGGACACGCCATGAGTATGATGATATCATGGGACATAGTAATGGTCTGAACCAGATGCTTGCTATGTCCTTTGAGCATCAAATGTTCATTCCTATGAAAGAGGTTATCAAACTCAACATTCTTCAGTATCAAGAAGAGAAGACACTCTATAGCACAGGGAAAGGTCAGGAAGTTCAAGTTAGTCCTGAAGACTTAAGAAAGACCGCTATTCACTTTAAGGTATCAGACGGACTCATACCTTCAGATAAAGTAACTGGAGATGATCTTCTTCAAGTAGCTCTTCAACAAATGGGGACAAGTCCTCAGATAGCCGCCGAATATAATGTTGGTGAGGCTTTCAGTTACTTAATGAAGACTCAAGGTTTGGACATC